GCTGATGTACTTTAACTATAAGACAACTAAAAAGATTGTATATAAAAAGAAGATGTTAGAGGGTGGTGGCACCCGTGTTATTCCAAAGGATGATACGTTTAACCCACCGGCAGAGATGATGGAAGAGGGTGGATTTGAGAAGATCGAGAAGACAATTGACGTATGGTATGAGGGCGTAATGGTGATGGGAACAAACTTCCTACTTAAGTGGGAGCTAGCCGAGAACATGGTTAGACCGAAGTCATCATCACAGCACGCTATTCCAATGTACGTCGCCTGTGCGCCAAGGATGTATAAGGGTGTTATTGAATCGTTAGTTAGAAGAATGATTCCATTCGCTGACCTCATTCAGGTAACACACCTAAAGCTACAGCAGGTAATCAACCGTATTGTTCCTGACGGTGTATTTATTGACGCCGACGGACTTAATGAGGTTGACTTGGGGACAGGTGCCGCATATAACCCTGAGGATGCACTTAGGCTATACTTCCAAACGGGTAGTGTAATCGGTAGGAGCTTTACACAGGACGGTGAGTTTAACAACGCTAGGGTTCCAATTACTCAGCTTACATCAAACTCAGGTGCTGCCAAGACGCAGATGTTGATAGCCAACTACCAACACTACATGGACATGATCAGAACCGTAACGGGTCTTAATGAGGCTAGAGATGGATCGACACCTGACCCTAACTCATTGGTTGGTCTACAGAAGCTAGCGGCACTTAATTCAAACACAGCGACAAGGCATATCCTTGAGAGTGGCTTATACCTATATAGGACGTTATCGGAAGCGATAACCTACAGGGTTGCCGACATCTTACAGTACTCTGACTTTAAGGAGGACTTCGCCACTAGGATCGGCAAGTACAACGTATCTATACTAGACGAGATAAAAGATCTATACCTATACGACTTCGGTATATTTATTGAGGTTGCACCTGACGAGGAGCAGAAGGCACAGCTTGAGGCTAACATACAGATGGCATTATCGAAGGGTGACATCAACCTTGAGGATGCAATTGACATCAGGGAGCTTAAGAACATAAAGCTAGCCAATCAGCTATTGAAGGTGAAGAGAATCAAGAAGATGGAGCGTGAGGAGCAGATGATAATGCAAAAGCAGGCGATGCAGGCACAGCAGCAGATGCAGGTTCAACAGATGGCAGCACAGACGGCGATGCAGAAGATACAGATGGAGACAGAGTCCAAGATACAGATCGCTAACGCGGAGATTGAGGCGTCCATGAGGAAGATGCAGTTCGAGGCTGAGATTAAGTCTCAGTTGATGGCTGAGGAGTTCAACTACAACTTAAAGATGCACGAGATGGAGAATGGTGTGGTCAGTAGCCGCGATAAGATGAAGGAGGATGAGAAGAAAAAACGTATTGGCATACAGAACACACAGCAGTCAAAGTTGATAGACCAAAGGAAGAATAATCTACCGCCTATGAACTTTGAATCAAACGAGGACAGCCTAGATGGATTTGATTTAGCAGAATTTAATCCTAGATAGTACAATGTAATTATTTTTTTATATTTTTGTTACAAATAAAATTAAATCAAATGGAATTCAAGTCAGTAAAGATATTAGATTCAGGAGAATCCAAGAGCGTTCAAGAGTTTGAACAGGAGCTCTTAGAGAAACATGAACAGGAGGTTTATGGTACCGAAATGGAACCTCAAGTACAGGAGTACAGCAGTGAACCACAACAGGAGATAGACCTAAGAGAGGAAGACGTTCTTTCATATATTGGTAAGAGATATAATAAGCAGATAAGTTCATTCGACGAGCTAATGGCTGAGCGTAATAACTCAGAAGATATGCCCGAGGATGTAGCTGCTTATATGAAGTATAAAAAGGAGACCGGAAGGGGCTTTGAAGATTTTCTTAAGTTAAGAAAGGACTTTGACGCGATGCCCGAAGATCAACTTTTAAAGGAGTACCTACTGTCTACAGAAGATGGTCTTGACATGGACGATGTTGAGATGATGATGGATGACTACAGGTACGATGAGGACCTTGACGATGAGTCTTTTATTAAGAAGACTAAGATCGCTAGGAAGAAGATTATTAACGAAGCGAAGAAATTCTTTAACAATCAGAAGGAGAAATATAACACGCCCCTTGAGTCAAGTACGGCAGGAGTTTCTCAGGAAGAGAAGGAGGAGTTTGAATCGTATCGTCAATATGTCAAGCAGGCTAGAACTATTGAGGAAGAAAACAACCGCAAGCGTCAATGGTTTGAGCAGAAGACTAATGAGGTATTCGGTGGCGAGTTCAAAGGTTTTGAGTTCAATATCAATAATAAGAAGGTTCTGTTCAGTCCGAGCGATGCTGCTGAGTTAAAGAGAGTTCAGTCAACACCTGCAAACTTTATTGGAAAGTTTTTAGATGAGGGCGGAATGCTTAAGGATGCTGCGGGATATCATAAGTCACTAGCCGTTGCAATGAACCCTGAAAGGTTTGCCAAGTTCTTTTATGAGCAGGGCGTAGCTGATGCGGCAGATGACTTGATGCGTAAGACAAAGAATATAAATATGTCTGAGCGTAGAGCTACTGAGGCAACTAGGGGGAACGATGGTATTCAGGTTAAAGCGGTTAACCCTGACCATGGAAGAAGTTTAAAAATCCGTAGTGCAAAAAGATTATAAAAAATAAAAATTATCAAAAATGGCTTTATTAGGAACTCCTACCTACGCGCTGCAACCATCAGCGGAAAGGGTAGCATTACAAGGAAATTACATTACTAACTTTAACTTCTTGAATCAGTATCTTCCTGATACATACGAGAAAGAATTTGAACGTTATGGTAACAGAACGATTGCATCATTCCTACGTCTTGTAGGTGCTGAGATGCCATCAAACTCTGACCAAATCAAGTGGGCTGAACAAGGTCGCTTACACATTAAATATACAGCGGTAACGATTACGGCTATTACTGCCGGTGCAGTTTCTTGTACTGTTACTGATGCAGGTGCTACTACTGCTGCTGTTCGTATCGGTCAGACTGTATTTATTCAAAATCCTAGCACAGGTACAAACAATAAAGGTATTGTTACAGCTGTTTCAGGTCTTACATTTGTAATTGGTGTATACGAATCAACTGTAAATGTTACTGCAACTACAGGTTACACTGTATTTATCTATGGTTCTGAATTCAAGAAAGGAACTAATGGAATGGACGGTTCTTTAGAGGCTGAACCTGATATCTATTCTAACAGTCCAATTATCCTTAAGGATAAGTACGCTGTTAACGGATCTGACATGGCTCAGATTGGTTGGGTTGAGGTTACAACTGAGAACGGTGCTACAGGTTACCTATGGTACTTGAAGTCTGAGCACGAGACACGCCTTCGTTTTGAGGACTATATTGAGACTTCAATGATTGAAGCTATCCCTGCCACAGGTACACTTGCGAATGGTGCTGCAAACTTAGGGTTTAAAGGTTCTGAGGGTGTATTCTACGTTGTTAATAGCCGTGGTAACGTATGGGGCGCAGGTTCTCCAACAACACTTGCTGATTGGGATTCGATCGTACAGCGTTTGGACAAACAAGGTGCAATTGAAGAGAATGTAGTATTCGTTAATCGTGAATTTAGCTTCAACATTGACGGAATGCTTGCAGGTCTTAACGGTGCTTCTACTGCTGCCCCTGCTACTCCTTCTTATGGTGCTTCATACGGTCTATTTGACAATGACACAACTATGGCTTTGAACCTTGGATTCTCAGGATTCAGACGTGGTTATGACTTCTACAAATCTGATTGGAAGTACTTGAACGATCCAACCATGAGAGGTGGATTGGCAAGTGTAGGAAACGGTACAATCACAGGTCTATTAGTACCTGCGGGTTCTACATCTGTATACGATCAAATCATGGGCAAAAACGCTAAGCGTCCGTTCTTACACGTTCGTTACCGTGCTACTGAGGCTGAAGATCGTAGATACAAGACTTGGATCACAGGTTCTGCCGGTGGTGCTGCAACTAGCGACTTAGATGCTATGGAGGTTAACTTCCTTTCTGAGCGTTGCGTTTGTACACTTGGTGCTAACAACTTTGTATTGTTCAGATACGGAGCATAATTTTTAGTGATTGACGGAGGGTGTTTTGGCGAGCACCCTCCTATTTTAAAATATCTAATCAAATTAAAATCTAATAGTATGTCAGAGGTAAAAAAAGTTGTCCCAAAGGACAAGGTATATAGATTAAGAAATGGAGCTCCATTATCTTATACGATAGCGTCTAGGAATAATCCTAGATACCCACTAATGTGGTTTGATGAAAAAAACAATGTAAATAGAGCATTGAGGTATGCGTCCAATCAAAAATCTCCATTTGAGGATGAGCAGGACGGAAATGTAATACTTGAGCCGATTGTATTTGAGGATGGATTCTTAACTGTACCAAGAAACAACCCTGTACTTCAGTCTTTTTTGCATTACCATCCAATGAATGGTATTGTATTTGAGGAGGTTGACAATGAGAAGGAGGCAAAGGTTGATGTTGAAGAGTTAAATATTGAGGTTGATGCCTTAATAGCTGCTAGACAGCTTTCAATTGAACAGTTGGAGATGATGACGAGGGTTATGTTTGGAAAGGACCCATCGACTATCTCTACGGCAGAGCTTAGAAGAGATATCTTGGTGTACGCTAGAAACGAGCCAAGAGAGTTTTTACAGGTGTTGAATGATCCTGAGCTTAAATATCAGGCTAAGATCATGACATTCTTTGAGAATAAATTATTAACTTTGCGCAATAACGACAGGGAGATATGGTTTAATACCTCCACTAATAAGAAGAAGATGTGCTCAATTCCATTCGGTGCTGACGCCCATGACTTCGCTGCCCAATACCTACAAAGTGACGAAGGTCTTGATTATCTAAAGATGTTAGAATCATTTTTAGCGTAATCAGTTGAAAATATTTCAATAGTTATGAGGAGAGGGTGTAAATATATGCCCTCTTTTTTTTATATTTGTAAAAAAAGTAAATGATAAACTCAGTAAGAAATACCGTATTGGCTGTTCTTAACAAGAATAACTACGGGTACATATCACCACAGGACTTTAATCTGTACGCAAAGCAGGCGCAGATGGAGTTTTTTGAGGAGTTCTTCAGTAATTATAACAAGATTATAAACATGGAGAACTCTCGTATGTCAGGTACAGACTACGCTGACATTGAGCAGCCTGTCGCTGAGGTTATGGAGTCGTTCCTAACGTCTGACTTTTTGGTTCCTTTACTAACACCGTCAGGGTATACCACCAATCAGTTCTACGCCCCGTCGGTTGTCACCGTCGGTAATGACTTCTATATGATTAACAAGCTTTTATGCTACACTAACTTTCTTATAGGTGGTTTAAATAGTGGCGTGTCTGCAAACCAATTGGTTGACGCTACCGCTAACTTTATAACAGCAGGCGTTAAGTCGGGCGATGTAATTGTCAACATAACTACACTAAAGGCTGCGGAGGTAATAGCGGTATCTACGACGGTACTTACCTTATCAGACGACATATTTACTACTTCGTCTGAGAGCTATGGCGTTTACTCAGCATCAAGTATTAGCGAGGGGGAGAAGGTGTCTGTTGGCAAGATAACGATGCTTAACAACTCACTACTTACGGCACCGTCACTAATATACCCATCGTACACGTTGACGAACAATAACATTATAAGCCTATACCCTAAGAGTATTGGTGGCTATGGAGCTGTGCAGGCGTTCTACTTCAGGTACCCTAAGGACCCTAAGTGGACGTACATTACATTAGCCAATGGCGAGCCCGTCTTCGATCAGTCGCAGCTTGACTACCAAGACTTTGAGCTACCGCCGGAGGATGAGTACAAGCTAGCCGTAAAGATTCTACAGTACTGCGGTGTCAGTATCCGCGAGGATCAGGTCGTTCAGTTTGGCATGGCACAGGAGCAGCACGAGCAGCCATCATTCAGTATGCAACAATAAAAAATATAAACAATGGCATATATATCTCAATATGAATACTATACGAACAATGGCAACAATCCTACGGATGCCAATTGGGGTTCATATCAGTACGTTAGCTTGCAGGACATAGTTAATAACTTCCTGCTGATGTATAGCGGCAACCACTCCCTAGTGAATAACGAGGAGCGATTCAAGATACTATTTCATGCGAAGAGAGCTATTCAGGAGCTTAACTACGACGCGTTCAAGGAGATAAAGGTGTTGGAGCTTAGCGTATGTGACCAACTTAGGTATGTACTGCCGTCTGACTTTGTCAATTGGGTGAGGATATCCCTTTACGCTAACGGTGTGCTTATGCCACTTTCAGAGAATATACAGACGCTGTCTGCAAAGGCGTACCTACAGGACAACGACTGCAACATACTATTCGATCAGAATGGTAACATCTTAGAGCCTCAGTTCTCAAACATTGACTACGACAGGATCAGGGGCACTAAGAAGAGTATCTACCTAAACCATGGGCATCAGTTCCACGGGCAGGAGGGCTACTGCTGTGATGGCAGATGGTACTTTGACTATAACATTGGCAGTCGTATTGGTTTAAATACTGAGACGGCTAATCGTAACCCAACGTTTAATATTGACAAGAAGGCGGGTGTTATAAACTTTGACAGTTCAATTATGGGGTACAACCATAACTATAACAACAACCAAAACCAAAACATTCACCACGACAGGTCCGCTACGGTTATCCTTGAGTATATATCTGACGGCATGGAGAATGGTGACACGTCCCTAATAACCGTTAATAAGTTGTTTGAACAGTACATCTACGCTGCGATTAAGTACGAGATACTAAACAGTAAGTTTGGTGTTCAGGAGTACGTCGTAGGCAGAGCCAAGAAGGACAAGTCGGCACTGTTGAGAAATGCAAAAATAAGAATCAGTAACATTCATCCGGGTAGACTCTTAATGAACTTAAGGGGAATGGATA